TCAAGGATAATCTCTTGTAATCTCTGTTTAGTAATCTTCATTTTCACTTAACTCCATTTTTTGTGAATATTGTATTCCGTTATCTCCGAAGATCATATTGAATACATAAGATGTTCCGGAAGATAACCATCCCAAAAGGAAAAAATTAAATACAGTTACATCAAAACTAAATAGTTCTGTGAACGGAGAAAGAAGCATTAAAAACCAACCCACGTGAAATCCCACGCACATCGGACATCTTGCTAATTCTCCAAGCTTTCCTCTTTTGGGTCTTAGTCTCGAAAATATCTTGCCATAGACAAGAATTTGTGTGAGCCCGTAGGCGCATAATACAAATGTTAATAGTTCTGTCATTTATTCCTCTACATTGTATACAGATAACTCAATGAATAGGGATCTCGAATGTATCCCTTTCGAATTGAGCCCTGTTGAGTCGCCTGTGGTACTTCACCAAGCTCTGTTGAGTCTTCTTTGTCCGGATCAATGAACTCATCATCGGTCATAGAGATAATGGCTTCGGTTGCTTCAAAGTATGGGCGCTCTTCTGTGATAAAATTGTGAATGCTGACGAGTGCCATCTTGGAAGCGCTCATCGTTTCACTCTTAGGAGCTTCCATTATGGCCTCAAAAGAACCATAAAATGCGCCGGCCTGGATAGACTCTGGAATTACAACTCCTCTCTTGCGAAGAAACGTGAACAGTCTGTTCTGCGCTCCGTAAACATAATCCGACATCACCTCTTTTGGAAATGCGACAACTTTATTCTTAGATGCAGATAGTATTATATCCATATCGCCGTGATCAAAAATCATAAGATCTCCGTTTAAACTTTTACGGATATCCATTTCAAGAGTGACTAATCTTTTATTGGCTTCTTCGCCAACTCTAATCGTTATTGCCATCGGTATTGATTTCCTTTACTAAAGCTTGTGTTTTGAGTACTGTAAAAATAACGTCTTCGCTGATTTCTTTTGCAGAATAACTTTTTAGACGATCAATAATTTTATTCGTCTTCTTCAGCATTTCTGAGTCTGAACTAATTTCTTTTATCTTGATAGATTCTTGGAGCTGCTTCTTGAGTCTTGCGACTTCTTCATTGAGAAAATATTTCAATTGAAGAGCATTGTCAGAAAACGAAACGATGTAATGTGTTAGCAGCTCTTTCTGCTCTTCTAACAAATCTGTTTCATACTTGTTGTTAAACTTTTCTACGAAAGTCTTAAAAAGTAGTTTATCTACTTTGGCGCCCAGACGTGGCTCATCAGATCCGCGGGACATGCTTTTAATAATCTCGCTCTCTAAAATTATCCTATTCTTTGGAGAGGTCTTAAGAGAAAATATCTGATCAATTGTTGCTAGCGTCTTGTAGTTTGGAACAAAGTTATTAAATAAATCTGGTGACAGTTCTTTATTGATATCGTGAATAAGAACGCTCTGTTGCTTGAACAGATTATCTGAATCTATTAGTTGTCTTTGAAGGCGGACTTCTTTCAGGATCTTTTCAGATGTTGCCTCGCCAATGTTTTGATTTTCATATAAAGAGCGATAGCACTCTAAGTCTTTTTTAAGAACGCTATCGCCGTGAAAGTGTTTCCTTAGTATAGAAACGGCCTTGTCTTTCTTCTCTTTTTCGTTTTTAAGAACTGCGACGGTGGCCTCTCTCACAAGAGCTTCATAAACAAATGCAGTATTTCTTTTCTTATTATGTCTTACTTTCATTCTTTTTCTCCGAATTATCCTTGTCTTTGCTTTCTAAATTTTCCAGAAGGGTGCGCACAGATTCATTAACCTCAAATAATCTATTTTCTTCTGTTTCTTCTCTCAAACTATAAATAGACTGCTCTTCTCCCATAATACCAACCGAAATACCATGCGGCTTTGCAATATTGGCTATGTCGCGGGCCCCAGGAAAAATGTTTCGATGGCCAGAGCTGTGCTTCTGGCCAGCAGCAGAGGCCATTGAGCGAGACCGCGGGCCTGTGCCGGTGCGTTTGTCGCGCTTAACTGGATGATAAACTTTACCTTTGGAGCGCGGTGTGAGGCGCGGGGCGTTTCGCGAACCAGGAGGAACTGCCAAAAGTGCCGACTCGTCTCCAGCGGGGGCAGCCTCGCCACCACCAACTTCGCCGCCGAGTTCGCCGCCCAATGCGGCTTCGGCTTCTCCGCCGGCTTCACCAGCGGGCATCTCCAGCGGCCCACCGAGGTCGCCTCCGAGTTCTCCACCAAGCTCGCCACCCATACCGCCGGCCATTCCTTCTGCGGCTGCAGCTTCTGCGACGGCTTGAAGAGATGCGTCTGTCTGGCGATCATAATACATCTCGCGCTGATTGCGCTGAAACTCTTCGTGAGACATTCCGAAAATGTGCTCCGTCACCCACCGGCGCGAGAAGAAGCCTTCTGTGGCCGAGGCTGCGATGTCAAACTTTTGTTTCCAATGCTCAAGCTCTTGGAGTTCTGCAATCTTGGAGGGATTATTGAGAGTCAAACTAAAACTAAGCAAGTCATCGCCTCTAAATCCTAATGTGTAAAGATGAATGATGCCAATCTTTGTTAGCTCTGCGACGATAACTCTCTGAAGTCTTTGGACTGTTCTCGCGAATCTAATGTCTTTCTGCGCGAGAGTTGTCTTGTCCTCGGCTGCTTCTTCTCCCATCGAGAGATAAGCGGCGGGTATCTTTAACGCAGAGAAAAGCTTGTCACGTAAATACTTGATATCATCAATCGCAGTAATGTTTTGTGCGCCGGCTAGTGATTCAATTGTCGTCGCAGAACCTGCGCGGACAGGAATGAAATAGTCCTCTTCGATGGACATTGGATTATAGCGTAGATCAACTCGACCCGTAGTGGGATCTACAACCGAATGTCTTTTAAGCTGTGTCACAACTTTTTGCATATATTGTTCAACATCTTGCGGCGGGATTGCGCCGACATCGATTTTGAATACGCGGCGTTCAGAAGAACGAACAATGCGATAGGCCATCATTGCGTCTTCCATTAAAGTTAGCTGGCGCCAAATGCGGCGGGCTGGTTCAAGAATGGATGTACCGTAGGGCGCATACTTGTCGTTACCCAAAATACGGAAATGGCAGATCTGCCAGTTCTCGAAAGTCATGCCGGCGGAATTCCACTGATACTGAACATAATTTGGATTAGTTGACTCTTTGCCCTCAAGCCTTTCAATTTCGGCTGGAGGGAGGGCAATTACTGCTTTAATGCCATATTTATCATCGATGTCGAGATACAAAAAGAAGTCACCATATTTACACATAGTACGACTCCAGCCGAATAGGTTGTACTGCAGGTTTATTACTTGATCAAATAGTATTGTAAGAACCGCTTTGATTTCTTCATTGGGACATTTGATGTTTAGCATCGGCCGCAATGAAGAATGAGTGGTCATCTCGTCTGAATAAATATCCATAGACGATGCAATCTCAGGCATGTATTCCATTTGATCAAAATCTACATAGCGTTCGGATCTGCGCTGGTTGGCGATTGCATCGGCTGCTACAACGTCCAAAGGATTGTAAAGAGACTTCTTAAACTGTTGCCCAGAAGCTGATTTAAATCTTGATCCAAATTTATCAAGATGTTGTCTTCTAATTCTTCGACCTGATTGAGATCGATAGTTGATAATCGGACCAGAAAATAATCGAGTTAAAGCTTTAAAAAGCTCGGACTGAGAATTTGCTGGGTTTTTCCCTCTTCTTGGTGGCATCTAGTTCCTCACTTTATGATCCATTTGTATTGTTCATACATTTTCTCTGCTTCTGACATTTTATCAAAGATTTCATCTCTCTTGTAGCCATGCTGGCCTTTGATTTGAGTATTCATAGTAGTTTTGGTAGTAATAATCGCATTAATAAAAGCTTTTTGATAGTTTAAATCTCGCGCATTTACTTGCAGTGCTGTATCTCTTACCCAGCATGCTATAGCAAGCGCCATAATTAAATCATCATTGTAGCCTTTCATTGCTTGCGGCTTGCCATTCCTCCAAATAAAAGTTTTCATCTCATTAGTTGTGCGAGAAGAATATATCGTAATTAGTTTGTTTCTGATAAACTCCTCTAATTTGGCTATTATGAGAGGGCGCGTTTTCATCGAAGTAGTGAACCCTGGGACTGCCGAGTTTCGTACTTCAGCTTGATGTTGCTCGATATATTCGTGCGTTGATTTAATTGAATGATAAACATTTGGATATTGAAAGTCATTAATAAGCTTGTCTAATACAGAATATCCAATATTGTTATTCTCGACCACGAGCATGCAGCCGCCGAATTCTCTTCCAACGCTGTTTAGCATATTGGCAAACATATCAATTGTTGGCTTGCCCTGATATTCTCCGACTACTTCTAGCGTTTCAAGTTTAACGATATGAAATGCGGAGAAATCGGCGCCGTCGCCGCGAGATACATCGGCGACCATTAAATAATTACAGGTAGGATCAAATTCTTCCCATATCCAAAAGTTGCGATCGAAGCCGGTGCGATGTTTGGGCTCCTTAATTGTGGATAACAAATATTCCATACACTCCGAATCGATAACTGTTTCCCCAGATGTATTGAAATTGCACTCTAACTCCTGCGCAATCTGGCGCTTTGACATGTTCTTCGTTTCTTTCTTGTACCATTCTCCGTCTCTTTCCGGATGCACATCCCACTGCAGCGTGGTGAGGTTAAAATTATTTGTGCCTGCTTCTGCGTCTGTGCAAGCTTTATGAAACCAATTACCAACACCGTTAGGAGTTGACAGCGCAATACAGCGTCCACCGGTCGACAGTGTAGGATATAGACCGGTCCACAGATCTTCAAGATTTTCAATGTGTGCGGCCTCGTCAAGAACCAAAAGCGATAAAGCTTCTGAACGACCAGCATCGCCG